ACAATTAAAGATAAAGTAGTACGTGGTACTGGTATCTATGGTGGCGGTAAGAGCATGACTGATGGTCTAGTTGATACCAGCGGTGATGGTAAGACGAACTTTGGTGATACATATCTTGGTGACTTGCTCGGCTTCGACGGCTCTATGGGCGTAGACGCTAAAGATAAAGATGGTAACAAGATTGGTATTACTGAGTCTGTTGGCGGTGGCAGAAGAGATATGACTAATAAAGACACATCTCCAGCGCCTACACCCCCTGCGTCATCACCTGAAGCTGCTACTGCAACAAGCGGGTCTGCCCCAAAAGTCACAACTACTTCAATTCCAGAGAGCTACGACGATAAAATTAGCAGAGGTGGCGGCTTCATGCATGGCGGCTATGTCAGCAAGAAGTCTAAAAAGAAGTAAAACTACCAAACAAAACCAACTATAAGGCTACCCAGCAATAGTGCTGGCCCCACATAAAAGGACTACAACATGTCAGAAGCACAAATGAAGACTGATTCAGTTTCACATCGCCGCAACCAAGCTCGTGTAGATCGTGACGAGGCTGAACTACAAGCACTTCTAAAAGAGAGTGGCTTAGTAACTGAGGAAGAGACAGATGATAGCGTACAGCAAGAAGCCCCAGAAGAAACTGAGGAAGAAGCCGTTGTTAGCCAAGAAGCCATCCCCTCAGAAGAGCCAGAGCAAGAAGAAGCCTCAGAAGAAGGTCTAAGTGCAGAAGAGAAAAGCTTTAAGAAGCGTTACTCTGACATTCGTAAGTACATGCAAGAGAAAGACACAGAGTATAAGCGTGAGATTGAAGCACTCAAGACACGCCTAAGCAACTCTTCACAAACCTCTCTTGAAGAAGTTACCACTAAGGAAGAGATTGAGGCTTGGGCTAAGCAGAACCCTAAAGCTAACGCCCTCATTCGTGCCTTGGCTGAAGAACAGACTACTGAGAAGATGAAAGGCTTGGAAGGTCGTGTCAAAGAAGTAGAGGCTATGCGTACTCAGGCTCGTAAAGAGAAAGCTGAAGCTACGTTACTCTCTATGCACCCAGACTTCGATAACATTCGTAATGATGATGCATTCCATGACTGGGCTAAGGAACAGCCTAGCTGGGCGCAGACAGCACTCTATGATGAGCCTGACGATGTTAAGTCTGTAGCTCGTGTGTTGGATCTCTACAAGGCTGACAAGGGTATCAAGACTAAGAAGCCTAGCGCAGACAAAGAGGCAGCATCTTCTGTTAAGTCTCGTCGTAGTGTAATTGATACAAATGACTCCTCTAACTACCTCTCTGAATCAGCAGTAGAGAAGATGAGTATTAAAGAATATGAGAGCCGCATGGAGGAAATCTTCAAAGCGCAGCAATCAGGAAAGTTTATTTACGATATGAGTAAAAGATAGTTGACAATACTTTAACCATAAGTAAAACTAAGGGCATACACAGCTATGAAGTTTGTGTATGCTTTAACACTAAGCACAAACTCCCACATAAAGAACTACCTCCTATTATAGGCCCAGCGCTAAATGGACGGCCATCCTGATAGCAACGCTGACTACCCTATTAAGAAGAGCCTCTTTCAAGTGGATATGTAGTGTCTCCCCTCTAAGCCACATATATCTTTGAAAGGATTTCACAATGGCTATTACATCTGCATCTGGCGGCTTCAACGGAGCCTGGTCCCCAGTAATCTACTCGAAAACAGCACAGATTGCACTTCGCAAGTCCGCTGTTACTAACGCAATCACCAACAACTCTTACTTTGGTGAAATCTCCAACCAAGGCGACACTGTTCGCATCCAAAAAGAGCCAGACGTAACAGTCACAGCTCTGCAGCGTCACACATCCATCACTGCTGAGCAGTTGGATGACACAGACTTCTCCCTGACAATCGACAAAGCTAACTACTTCGCATTCAAAATGGATGACATCGAAGAGCAGTTCTCGCACGTTGATTTCACACGTATGGCTTCCGACAAAGCAGCTTATAAAATGGCTGACGCAATGGACGAAGAAGTATTGGGTTACTTGTCTGGTTACGCTGGTGGTGCTGGTGCTTGGGCTGCAAACACTGTAGCTTCTGGCGACAAAGCTAATGCTGCTGCTGGTGCAGACGAGCTTCTTGCTGCTAACAAGCTTGATGCAACTGCTTTTGGTAACTTGACCATCTCCACTACAGCTACTGCTGGCGATGCTATCCCATTGGCTCCACGTCTTCCAGGCGCAACTGCGTTGTCTTCTTCGACTGTTTCCCCATTGACTGTACTTGCTCGTATGGCTCGTAAGATGGACACACAGAACGTAGACGCTCGTGGTCGTTGGGTTGTACTTGATCCAGTGTTCGTAGAGATGCTGAAAGACGAAGATTCCCGTATGCTTAACGGCGACTTCGGTGGTGCTGGTCTCCAGAACGGTTTGATCCTCAACAACATCCACGGCTTCCGTGTATATGTATCCAACAACTTGCCATACCTCGGCACAGGTGCTGGTACTAACGGTACTGCTGCACAGTCCACAGACTATGGTGTTATTGTTGCTGGTCAGGACGATGCTGTTGCTTCTGCTGAGCAGATCAACAAAGTTGAGTCTTACCGTGATCCAAACAGCTTTGCTGACATTGTACGTGGTATGCACCTCTATGGTCGCAAGATCCTGCGTCCAGAGTCGCTCATTGTAGCTAACTACAACGCTGCTTAATCCACTTAACTTAGGGGCTGGCATTACGCTGGCCCCTTTGTGCCTTTAACATAGAGGACATCACAAGATGGCTATTACAACTGCAATGTGCAACAGCTTCAAGCAAGAGCTTCTTGGTGGTGTTCACGACCTAGATACAGATGCTATTCGTATCGCTCTAATCAAAGCTACCCCTACTGGCTCTTATGCTGGTTCTACAACTAATTATAACAACGTCACAGTAAATGGTGATGAAGCTGTCGGTACTAACTACGTAACAGGTGGCAACACTTTGTCTAGCGCAGTTATTACTCTTGACGGCTCCACTGCTATTGTTGACTTTGCTGACACTACTTGGTCTTCGGCAACAGTATCTGCATCTGGTTGTATCATCTATAATGCAACTAAGGGTAACGCTGCTATTGCTGTTATTGACTTTGGTGGTATTAAGACTTCTACAAATGGTGACTTCACTGTTCAGATCCCTGTAGCTGATGCTTCTAACGCTATTGTACGTATTGCTTAATAAGGAACGTCTGCTATGGCTTTAATACTCAAGGATAGAGTAAAAGAAACTGCAACTGTTGAAGGTACAGGATCTGTAACTCTTGCTGGGGCAGTAGAGGGTTTTCAATCCTTTGCCTCAGTCTTGGGTAGTTCTGACACTACGTACTACGCCATCTCTCACCGTAATGCTGATGAGTGGGAAGTAGGTCTAGGTACTTATAGTGCTGGCACATTGGATCGTACTACAATCCTAGAAAGTTCTAACTCTGGTGCTTCTGTTAGCTTTACTGCTGGTACTAAGGATGTATTCATTACACTGCCAGCAGAGAAGGCTGTTGTACTTGATGCTAACTATGACCTAAGCGTAGGCAATATTATCACTACTGGTTACCTTCGTGGCCCAGCAGTCTTTACTATTGACCCTGCTGCTCATGGTGATGATACAGGTACTCTTGTCATTGCTGGTAACCTTCAGGTGGATGGCGTTACTACTACTATTAACTCTACTACTCTCAACGTGGATGATCTAAACCTTACCTTAGCATCTGGTGCAGCTACACCTGCTGCAGCTAATGGTGCAGGTATCACTGTAGATGGTGCTGCGGCTACTATTACGTATGACTCAGCATCTGACAGATGGGTTATGAACAAGGCCTTGTCTGCAGATGTAGTAGGTAATGTTACAGGCCAAGTGTCTAGCATTAGCAACCATAGCACTACAGATGTTGTAGAGGGTACAAACCTTTACTATACAGCTACACGGTTTGACGATGCTCTAGCTACTAAGACTACTGCTGATCTTACTGAGGGTGTTAACCTCTATTATACTGCAGGACGTTTCGACACTGCCTTTAGTGCTAAGAACACTACAGACCTCACTGAGGGTACAAACCTCTACTACACTACTGGACGTTTTGATAGTGCTTTAGCTACTAAGAGTACAACAGATCTCACTGAGGGTACAAACCTCTACTACACTACATCTCGTGCTAATGCAGATTTTGATACACGTATTGCAACAAAAAGCACAACAGACCTAGCAGAGGGTACTAATCTGTATTATACTACATCAAGAGTTGATGCACATGTAAACAAAGCTTTTGTAGACTCACTTAATGTAGATGCAGATACGCTTGACGGCTTAAACTCTACAGACTTTGACCCTGCTGGAAGCGCTCTAGCTTTAGCTATTGCACTCGGATAAGGAATAACTAAATGGCAAACACCTTCGTAAACTACACAGGTGCGGCAGTAGGTACTACACCATCTACAGTCTATACTGTACCAGCGGCGACTACCGCAGTTATGATCGGTATGAACGTAGCAAACGTAACAGCAGCACAGATCACTGTAGATGTGCAGTGTGCAGGTGTTTACCTAGTTAAGGGTGTAGCTATCCCTGCTGGAGCAAGCTTGAGTGTCTTGGATGGTAAGATTATCCTGGAAGCCGCAGATACAGCAGTTGTTACATCTAATACGGCTGCTTCTGTAGATGTTATTATCTCGGTCTTGGAGCAGAGCTAATGAGCAAGCAGACAGATTTACTGAACCTCACAGATGCAATCACTGCGAACGGCACAGCCTTAAAAGTTGACACTATCCAGACTGCCGCTGGCGGGGTTCCCACTGCATCTGACTTGGGTATCAATGTTGCTGGATCAGTGTTGCAGGTTGTGACTTATACAGATAGCACTAACGTAAATTTGGTTGGGCCTGACGACATTACACTGTGGAGTTTCCCTATTCACAATGTAGCTGCTGGTTCCTCTATTCACGGCCAAATCAACATTTCTTCACTAATGGAATATGCTGGGGTAAAGCGATGGCGCATTAAAAACGCTACGGGTGATGTTGTCGGGGAAATGATTAGTCAGGGAAATGGGAATGGAGGCTGGAGGATGCCGCAAACATCTACCTCGTTTTTTGATGCATCGCCAGTAGTCGGAACAAACACATATTATCTAAGCGTAAGGGCTAATGTCCAAGTCTATTATAATTACACTACTGGTTACGGTAACGGGATTACGAGCGTCCAAATGATGGAGGTAGCAGGATGATTGGTGCAATAAATACAATAGCGGCACTACAGTCCCTCCGCCCAGCATCACAATGGGTGCTGCGTGATGACATCCTTGAGTGGCATGACACTGAGCAGACCCAGCCAACCACAGAAGAACTGGCGGCAGAGGTTCTACGCTTACAAGCAGCCTATGACGCCAACCAGTATCAGCGTGACAGAGCCGCAGCTTACCCAAGTCTGACTGAGCAAGCTGACATGGCTTACTGGGACAGACAGAACGGCACCACGACACTTGATGACGCCATCAACGCTGTCAAAGTCGCATACCCTAAACCCACAGGAGAAGCATAATGGCTGGCTATATTGGCTCAAGGGCTTCCGTTGTCTCCTCTGGCGCTGAACGCAAGAAGACCTTCGCAATCACCACGACAACAACAGTCCTCACTGGATTGTCCTACACGCCCACATTCGTGCATCTGTTTCACAACGGTGTTCGTCTCGTAGACGGCACAGACTACACAGCGACTAATGGCACAAGCATCACGCTGACTTCTGCTGCTGAGAGTGGCGACGAGGTTGTCGTGATCTCGTATGCTTCGTTTCAAGTTGCTGATGCCTATACGAAGGCTGAGACTTACTCGAAGGCTGAAGCTGACGCTGAGATTGCTTTTAAATCGTTTACTGAGGGTGCCAACACAGGATATGGCACTGCTCATAGAGTAAACAACCCAGCTTACTATGGGGATATAGGTTCTGACGCCCTTGATTTGAGTTATAATGCTTTTGCTTCTACAACCCGTGGCGCTACTGGTGCCAAATCCACAGCAATTGGTGGTGGTGTAACGGCATCTGGCGATAACTCCACAGCAATTGGCTCTAATTCAGAAGCATCTGGCCTTCGCTCAACAGCAATTGCATATCGTGCATTAGCATCTGGTGATAACTCCGTAGCGGCGGGTTATATAGCAACAGCTTCTGGCATCGGTTCCTTCGCACAGGCTAGTAGGGGGAATGCTAGTGGTAGCTACTCAGCAAACTTTGGGAATAGAACATATGCAAGTGGGTATACTGCGTTTGCCTCTGGAAATGGAACAACAGCAGCGGGTGATAACTCATTTGTAGTAGGTTATAATGGCGGCACAGGCACAGCCTCTGGAACCGTGTTTGGCGTGGCGTATGGTAATAGCACTGGGGACATCACGGCTTCTACGACAGACACGAACTTAGTGCTTGCTGTGTCTAATGCTGGTCATGTCACTATGCCGTATCAGCCTTTCTTTAAGGCCAGATCACAGCCTAACGTAAATATTACGACACAGGGGCAGATATTACCGTTTGACGTTGTGGATAAAAACATAGGCAATCATTACAATAACAGCACATTTACGTTCACCGCCCCTGTTAATGGGGCCTACGTTTTTAACGTAATGCTGTTTACCCCTCCCAACCTAATATCTTTCGATTACTTCTACGTTAACGGGGTCCGTCAGACTTCTATTGAGCAGAACCATGCTCCAACAGGATACACTAACCGCAGTGATGTGTTTGTGGTCTACCTAGTTGCAGGGGACGCCGTGAGTATAGTTCATTGGGTAGGCACAACGCACCTCAACGGGTCTTTTGCTGGGCCACACAGCTACTTCAGCGGCTACCTTCTCGGATAACCCCCCACACAAACAAAAGGAGGCATCAACATGCCAAACATCACAATCACGCTGACTGAGACACAATATAAAGGTCTTGAATACGCTGCCCTGTCACCTGAAGACTGGGCCATCAACGCAGTCACAGAACGCTGCCGCATTGCTAACGACGAGATCGTGCAGCTAACAGTGCAGCACTGCTTGGACAACGGCGAGGCCATCCCTCTGACCCGTGAAGCTATCGTGGCTCATGCGTTTGAACACGGTGTCGTCAAGACTTCAGCAGAGCGTCAAGCAGAGGCAGAACTAGCCCAGCAGGTTATCTGATGAGTGGGTACATTGGCAACGTCCCAACACCACAGGCCACCCAGACACGCCAGTCGTTCACAGCTACAGCCTCCCAGACTAGCTTCGCCACAGCGGGTTACACCGCTGGCTTCCTCGACGTGTATCTCAACGGGGTACACCTGCTAGACAGCGCAGACTACACAGCTACTAATGGTTCAGACATTGTGCTGACTGTTGGTGCTGCTGCGGGTGATGTGCTGGAGGTTGTGTCGTATAGTACGTTTGAGGTGGCTGATGTATATACGATGGCTGAGACCTACTCGAAGGTTGAAGCTGACAGTCGCTATGTGAACACAACAGGTGACACTATGACGGGTTCGCTTACTGCAAGCGGTCAGTTGAAACAGTTTGGTAGCAACCTTGTAATAGACGATGAACGTGGCACAAACATCGCCGAACTTGATACTTTCGTGATGACCGCAGGATCCAACTACAAATTGGCCCGCATTATGACGGTAGGCGACACTCAGCGTATAGGCACATTTGCGCTAATGATTTGGATGTATGATTCTGGCCCCCACGGTGCGGGTACTCATTATTGGAGTGCCTCATACTCAGGTGTCATTTCTACGAACCATTCTGGAACAGCCTACAATGCAACAGGGCCATCTCAGTTAACTTTAAACAGTCACTACCATCACAGGACGGTAGCAGAGCCTACTTTCTACTTGGATAGTGATAACTCTGTGGGTGCATACGGTCACACCAACTTATACATTAACGTACCTGTAAACACGCAATTTTACAATGTTGGTGTCTATTTAAAACGATTGGCTTGGTGAGGAGATAATCATGGGGTTTACTTATAAAGATATTACATACGTTGTCACACCTGACAGCAGTATCCCAGATGGCAATGGTGGGGTTATCCCCCTACGTGAGCATCTTGGCATGACGGACGAGGCATTTGGTAAAGCAATGCTTGAACACAGCACTGAGGAAACCCGTAAAGCTAGGGCGTCTTCTTACCCGTCTATTGGGGATCAACTCGACGCACTGTTTCACGCTGGGGTTTTCCCAACAGAAATGTCGTCTCTGATCCAACAGGTTAAAGATAGCAATCCAAAGCCAAAAGCAGAACTATCTTCTCAGGAGGCATCAACATGAGTAGATCACGAGCAAGACTAGCCGCAGACTGGTTCGCAAAGCTGCGGCAGAATGCAGTGACACAAGAGGTCGAGCATACGGATGTTGTGGCTGCTGAAGCTACTGCCACTGCGGCTATCCAAGTTGAGTTAGACGCTAAAGCACCTCTTGATCATAACCACATTTCTGAGGGGAGTTTCACTGTTGGAGGCAGTGCAAGTACGTACTACCCAGTTATATTTGAGAGACATTGGGGCTGTAAAATCTTAATATGGAAGCACGTACATAACTATGCAACTTGGGATGGACTTGTAACATTTCAAATTGATACGCATCCTTATGGCTGGGGTGGATATGCCAGTAACTACTTTGTTAGACAAAATGTATACTCCAATAGAGCTTTTGTTCATTCTGCTGGTGGCACTGGTGATGCTGGTAGCTACGTGGTTGTATACTTACTCGGAGGTGGCAGGACTTATCAATATGCTACAAGTGGTCTTCACACAGCAGGGGGTCTTTGGGGCGGTCCTTATTATACTACTACAGCTTTGACTAATAATGGTACTGTTGGCCCAACCACTTCGGCAGCGAGTCAAGCATATAAGACCATATCATAGGAGGACTAAATGGAAGATTATACAGCAATTGAAAACCCTTGGGTTGGTACATTTGTGGATGCAGATGTTTGGTCTCACACAGAGAACATCCTAATGGGTAAAGCCCCTAGAGACTACCTAGAAGCCCACGGTTGTTTGCCAGAAGATATAGACGCAGCACTGTCTGAGCAGCTTCGCATGGAGCGTGACGGCCTGTTAGCTGAAGTAGATGCCTTCGTCGGCAATCCACTGCGCTGGGCTACACTCTCAGCAGAACAGCAGGATGATTGGGCAGTCTACCGTCAGTCTCTGCTTGATGTGCCACAACAGGCTGGCTTCCCGAAGGATGTCGTGTGGCCTGTTAAACCCTAACTGAGGATACTTAAATGTTTGGCTTTAGCGCATTATCTATCTCACCATTCTCTACTGATGTAGAAGTACGCTTTGATGTAGTAGGTGTATCTGCTATTGCTGCAACAAACCCTGTCGTTGTAGTAGCCCCTGCCAACACTAGCTTAGCACCTGTATCTGCTTCTTCTGCGCTGGGCGATGTAGTAGTTACTGCAGATAGCATTACACCTAGTGCATCTGTATCTGCTGCAAGCTCACTAGGTAATACTATAGTTGTAGCTAAAGCTGTAACTATTCCATTAGGGCTTGCTTCTACTGGATATGTAGGTATAACTACTGTAGTAGCTCTATCTAATACACAGATAAACAGCCCAGCGCTAAGCATTACTGTAGGTAATACAAGTGTTATAGCTAAAGCTGTTACAATCCCTACAGGTGTAGCAGCTAACAGCAATACTAATACAGTAGATACAAGAACTACAAACGTATTTGAGATTAGTTCACCACCACTAAACATCTATGCTAGAAGACCTGAGATTCAAGCTGTTCAGTTTAACTATGAGCTTATCAAAGATAGCTACAGCAGAAATAGGGTTGTATACGTAGAGCCTACGGTTAAAGGCTTTACTGTTTCTATACCAGCAGATCCTTCACAAAGAACCATATACATTGAGGCTACAAACACGGACAGAGTAGTTCGTATTGCAGCATAAGGAATACATGAATGTCATATAAGTGGCCTGATAAAGATAAAGATGAGATACTTGACTTCAATGTAGATTGGTCACGCTTCTTGGGTGATGATAACATCTCTGGTGTTACTTGGTATATTGATGATGCTAATGGTGTTAAGACTGAGGTGTCTGCTGCTGATGTAGTTAACGGTTTGCAGATGGTTCAGAAGACTAACACCTTGAGTATATCTACAATCAGACTCTCCCTTGGCATTAATAACGTCAGGTATCTTATTACTTGTAAGGTCACTACAGTAGAGGGTCTACAGTATGAGCGCTCTATCTATCTACGTGTTAAGGAGAAGTAAGAATGGCATATGACTTTATTGGTCTAGTTAATGACGTTAACAGACGCCTTAACGAAGTAGAACTAACTACAACAAACTTTGCTGGCGCACAGGGTTACTATAACCTTACTAAGGATGCTGTTAACGCAGCTATTAGACACATTCACCAAGAAGAGTTTGAATGGCCTTGGAACCATGCTGAAGAAGAAGAAACCTTAACAGCGGGTGAAGTACGTTATAGTATGCCTTACGATAGTAAGAGTATTAATATGAATAGCTTCCGTATTAAAAGAGATACGGCGCTTAATGTACCTACAGTAAAGTTAAAACTGTTAAACTATGAAGATTATCTTGACAAATATGTGGACTATGAGTATAACTCTAGTGAATCTGCTAGAGGTGTTCCAAGATACGTTGTTAGAGCGCCAAGCCGTGAGTTGCTCTTTGTTCCATCTCCTAACGCAGCCTACGAAGTAGTATACGAGTACTACAGAAATGGCGTAGACATGCAGAAGGCTGCAGATGTCCCTGTTATCCCTGAGCAGTATCGCCACGTTGTAGTAGACGGTGCAATGTATTATGCTTATGTATTCCGCTCAGATCTTCAAGCTGCACAACTATCCCAAAGTAAGTTTGCTGATGGCATTAAGAACATGCGTTCCATTAACATCAACCGCACTGAATACCTTAGAGATACAAGAGTACACTTCTAATGGCTACTAATTGGCAGACATTCCCTATTGAGTTTAAAGGTGGTCTCATCTCTAATCTCAGCCCTCTCCAGCAGGGTGCTAATGCCGTAGGTTCTGCTACTATCTTGCAGAACTTTGAACCTGCTCGTTCTGGCGGTTACTCCAAGCTACAGGGTTATACTAAAGTAGATCCTAACATCATCCCAGGCGTGGGGCGTGTACTGGCTGTTAAAGTTGTTAACCCAGGTGAATACTTAGCTGCACGTAACAATGGATCTGTTACAGAGTATTATAAGTCATCTGGTAATGGCTGGACTTCCGTAGGTGCTGCAGCTTTAGCTGGGTCTAAAGTAAGATCTATTGAGTATAACTTTGGCGCAGGTCACTATGTAGTATTTGTAGATTCCTTTAATTACCCAGCCCTGTATGAAGATGCTACAGATACATTAACCTTCATTAACTCTAATACAGATCTTGAAGGGTCTGAGCAGGTTGCAGTGTTTAAGAATACTGTGTTCTTCTCTAAAGGTTCAAACCTATACTTCTCTGCCCCTTCATCTTCGCAAGACTTTAGCTCTGCTAATGGTGGTGGTGTTATTAACGTAAGCCATAAGATTACAGGTCTTATTGCATTCCGTGATCAGCTAATCATCTTTAGCCGCAACAAGATCCAAAGACTTACTGGTAGCACTATTTCTGACTTCCAGCTTAATCCTATTACAGAGAGCATTGGTTGTCTAGACCCTGACACTATCCAAGAAGTTGGTGGTGACATTATGTATATGTCTCCAGATGGTATTAGACTCCTTGGTGCTACAGATCGTATTGGTGACTTTGCACTTGAAGTAGCTTCTGATCCTATTGCTGATGACGTATACAAGTTTGCTCAGAGTACGTCTAACTTCTGTTCTATTGTAGTTAGAGAGAAGGCTCAGTATCGTATCTTTGCATATACAGAGTCAGAACAGTCTAAGGTTGCTCGTGGGTTGTTGGTTACAAAGTTCTCCAACCAAGGTTCAACAGACATGGCTTGGGGTGAGTGTTCTGGTATCAAAGCTTTTGTAGCAGACTCTAAGTATACAGAGTCAAGTGAGACTATTGTCTTTGCTAACGAGACAGGTTATCTTTACGTTATGGAACAGGGTTCTAGCTTTGATGGAGAACCTATTGAAGCTATTTACGAATCTCCCTATATGCCTATCTCTGATCCACAGATGCGTAAGACCTTTTATAAGTTAACATCTTATATTGACCCTAGAGGGGCTTTTGATATTGATTTATCTGTAAAGTATGACTTTACTCGCTCTAATAATCAAAACCTTATCCAGCCAGCCTCTACTAGCGTATCTAGCTCTGGACTGTCTGTATTCTTTTATGGTGCTGTTACTGCTACATACAGTCAGGCTACTTATGGTGGATCTCTAGACAAGGTTTATCAGAACCAGATTATTGGATCAGGAAAGACTATTTCAATTCGCATTGAAGACAACTCAACAAACCCCTCATTTACACTGGATACAGTACTCTTAGAGTACACCCAGAATGACAGACAATAATAAGGAAGCTATCTTATGGTAGGTTACACACGCCAAGATACGGCAAACAACATTGCTAACGGTAACGTAATTGATGCGGATGACCTTGATAGCGAGTTTAACGCTGTTGAGGATTCCTTTAATGCCATTAGTGGTCACACACATGATGGCACCCCAGGGAATGGCTCTCCTGTCACTAAGGTAGGGCCATCACAAGATATTATTGTAGGTACAACTAACATACTACCTAAAGGTACTAATACCATTGACCTTGGCTCTGCTGCTGCTCAGTTTAAGGATGCTTGGTTTGATGGTACAGTAAGCACAGACACACTTAATGTAGGTGTTTCTGGTTTCACTACTATTGTAGATAACGAGTATGATGTAGCTTCTGGTAACCTTACATTTGATGTAGCTGGTGATATTGTTCTAGATGCAGATGGTGGTGACGTATATCTTAAAGATGGTGGTGTAGACTTTGGTAGACTTGTAAACAATGCTAACCAATTGTCCGTCTACTCTGGTACAACAGAGGCTTTAGCTCTAAGCGGTGCTAACACTTCTGCTAAGGGTTCTTTAGCTGTAGCTACTAACGCTACCGTTGGTGGTACTCTAGCTGTAACAGGTAACACATCTGTATCTGCAGGTAACCTTACAGTTAACACAGGAAACGTAAACATTGGTGGTACTCTAGGTGTTACTGGTACAATTACAGGTACTCTTAGCGGCACTGTATCTTCTTTGGGTAACCACACTACAAACAGCCTTGCTGAAGGTACTAAGCTCTACTACACAGACGCCAGAGTTAAAGCTGCTATTGGTGTAACAGACGCTGGCGGTGACGGTAGCCTGACATACTCAAATGGTAACATCACTTACACTGGCCCTTCTGCTACAGAGGTGAGAAATCACTTTAGTGCAGGTACTGGTGTAGGTATTGCTGGTGGTGTTGTCTCTATTGGACAGCCCGTAGGTACTACATCAAATGTTGTATTTAACAACGTAACTGCTTCTGGTAATGCTGTTATTAATGGTAACCTTACAGTATCTGGTACAACTACTACTATCAATACTGAGACTGTAAACATTGCTGATAACCAGATTGTACTCAACTCTAACTTTACAGGTGCAACACCTACTCAGAATGGTGGTATTGAGATTGAGCGTGGCACACAGCCAAACAAGACATTTGTATGGGATGAGACTACTGATAAGTGGACTGTAGGTAGTGAAGCTCTTGTAGCTGGCAGCTTCCAAGGACCACTAACAGGTAATGCTTCTACAGCAACTGCACTACAAACAGCACGTACTATTAGTCTTGCTGGTGATGTATCTGGCTCTGTATCATTCAATGGTACATCTAACGTAAGCATCACTGCTGTAGTAGCAGACAATAGCCACAACCACGTTATCAGTAACATTGATGGATTGCAGACAGAGATTGATACTAAAGCTGAAAAAGCTGGCTCTATTACACAAGTCTTTAACTGCGAAAGTTTAACTGTAGGTAGTGGCGGAGCCTCCTACATTTACATGCAGGACAACGATCATGGAACACGTAGCATCCATAACAACTCAAACCAAGTAGGCTTTTTGACACAGGCAGGTAATTGGGGTTCCTACTGTGATGACAATGGTAACTGGACTGCTGTAGGTAACGTAACTGCTTATTCTGACAGACGCCTCAAGTCTGATATTGTTACAATTCCTAATGCTTTGGATACTGTGTCTAAGCTTCGTGGTGTTAACTTCACCAAAGACGGTAAAGCATCTACAGGTGTTATTGCTCAAGAAGTACAGGAAGTAATGCCAGAGGTTGTACACGTAGGTGAAGAGTATCTCTCTGTAGCTTATGGCAACCTTGTTGGTGTACTTATTGAGGCGGTTAAAGAGCTTAAAGCTGAAGTAGAAGCTCTCAAGAAAGGTCTGTGATATGGCACTTCAAGCACCAGGACAAGCAATATCACTATCACAGATACAAGAAGAGTTTGGTGGGTCTAGCCCTATCAGCCTCTCTGAGTATTGGGGCTTAGCAACAGGCTTACCTACATCAGGGCAGACCATAAGTGCTTATGATTTCTACAGTAAATCCTTCCTAGTTACGGAGGTGATTACATCCAGCAGAACTTGGACACCTAAACTCAACAAAGCCGCCTACATACACATCTTCGTATTTGGTGCTGGTGGCTCTGGTGGCTCTGCAGAGTGTGACAACTCTTCTAGTTTTGGTAACCCAGCAGGTACGGCTGCTGCCGCTGGTGGAGGTGGAGGAGGTTTCTGTTACTCTAAAATACCCGCAGCTTCCGCATCCAGTTCCACTATTACCATAGGCACAGGTGGAGCGGGAGTGAGAAGCGCTTTTGACCACTACCTAGTTGGCAATGCTGGAAGTCATAGTGGATTTGTAGGGTCTGGCCTAAATATGATAGCCTATGGTGGCGGCGGGGGTGGCGCTCGTGAGATATCAACAGTAGGCTCAGATACTAGCACTGCTGCTGCTGCTGTTGGAGGCAGTGCCTCTGGCGGTAACCAGCTAAACTATACAGGCGGTGCGTCTGGCGGTGCAATTGCATCTGCTACTGAATCTACGTGCGCCTCTGGTGGTGGTTGCGCAGTAATAGATGGTAACAGCGGAGCAAGTGCATCTGTTATTAGTAGTCAAACAAGTGATGGTGCAAGAATTAGTAATAACTCCTCTTGGCCTACGTATCTATCAACTTACCAGCAAGGCCGCTCTCAGTCACCTATTCTTGGCAGTACAATCTATAGTTTTGATGCGACTAGTGGTGTGCGTAATGGAAATTCCTCAAATGCAGGATATGGCGCAGGTTCTGGTGGCTCTGTTGACAGGAGTACCTCAGCAGATCATCTAAGCGGAAATGGTGGCAACGGCATTGTTATCATCGTATATGAGGTGTAATGAAATGACATACTCACTAGGAAACAAAAGCCTACAAACGCTAGAAGGTGTACACCCCGACCTTGTAGCTGTAGTTAAACTAGCCATCACTCTTACAGAGCAAGACTTTTCTGTAGGTGAAGGTCTTAGATCAGTAGAACGCCAGAAGACACTCGTAGCTGCTGGTAAGTCTACAACAATGAATAGCAGACACATTACTGGACATGCTGTAGATCTCTTTCCGTATCCTGTGTCATGGGACTGGAAGTACTTTCACCCTATTGCTGATGCTATGAAGCAAGCAGCACAAACACTAAACATCGACTTGCAATGGGGTGGTGACTGGAAGTCTTTCCCTGATGGCCCTCACTTTCAACTATCACGGAAAGCTTACCCAAAATGACCACAGAGCCTTGGCACCTATCTAAATCCGTACCTGCAACCTTGGTCTTTGCTATTGCGATGCAGACTGTTGCACTCATCTGGTTCGTAGCTTCTATGAATAATGCAGTAGAGTCCAACAAGGTTAGCATCGTTAAACTTGAGACTAGACAAGAAACACTATCTACTATGGTACAGCAGCAAGCTGTGACTTCTGCTCGTATGGACGAGAATATCAAAGCTATCCGTACTGCTGTAGAGGCTATGGCTGGAAGATGAAACCTAAGACGTACAAACGTGAAGTAGCTATACTCTTGTTTGTTTGGCTTGCCTACCTTGTGGAAACTAAAGATGTTAACATCATTGAGATCTTGGTCTGGCCTGTCTTTACGTTTAGCGCTTTGGCTTTCGGTATGGATTGGTTTGGTAAGTCTGGCGGGGTGCGGGGTCAGCCCACTGAGCCTACTGACGGGCGGCGGGACTAACGTAGCTGCAAACACACAGTTAGGTAAAGAGAATAACCAGACTGTCGGAGTAGTTAGTAACACTAGACCACAGATGCGGATAGAAGCCCCTGTAGATACTGTAATACAGGATACGAGTACTAACACAGAAGTAGACCCTCTCATGCTGCTTCTACTAATTGCAGGATGGTTAGCGCCTAGCCCTGGTGAGATAGGTAGAAGTTTCATTGGATTATTTCGTAGAAGGCCTTGACTGCTATTGCTTTATATGCAGCTAAGTGATATAACTACCACTATAACCCTCCCCAACACATAAATATATAACTGCAGCTATTTACTTGAGGCTGGGTAATAACAAGGACTATTATAATGGCTAAACGATTTGGTGGCTTTACACCTGAACAGATGGGAAAGATTGTCCCAGAAATGCAAGGTATGCAAGCTGATGAGCAAGCTAAGTTCTTAGCCTCTCAGCCTGGTGCTGCTGCTCGTGTAGGCAAGATGAGTGAATTGGCTGAGAAGCGAATTAATATGGCTTATGGTGGTTATGTAAAGGGCTATGCTGCTGGCGGCATGGCTACTGATCTAGATACAGCACAACAGTCTTATGCAGACTCCCAGAAAGCACTACAAGATGCAAGAGCTGCTCAAGCTGCTAACCCTGAAGACACAACACTACAAGATGCTATTACTTCTGCAGAGGCTGCTGCTAACCTAGCTAAAGAGGGTATGTCATCTGCTGAAGCTATATTTAAAGCTACTGAAGTACCAACCAGTGCAGAGCTAGTCTCTGGTGCTATCAATGATCCTACATCTATGACAACTAAAACAGATGTAGAGCTAAACAAAGTAACAGATGAACAACTTATTGACCCCGCTACTGGTCAGCTTAAAGATCCTGCACCTACGGTGAGTGGTACTACAGCAGAGACTGCTGCTGCTGTTCAAGCACCTACAGACGTTACTGCGGAAGCTGTAAGTACTACACTCTCTACACCTGCTGTATCTAAAGCACTAGACAGCTTAGAAGCTGCCAAAGGTACTGTATCTGAAGATGCTACTGTAGATGCAGCTAATATGTCTCCACAACAGCTTGCACAGCTAGGCCTAGATGCTGCTCAGATTGATAAAGCCCAGACAGTAGATGCACCTGATGCTCGTACACTACAGACTGGTGAAATGGTTTCAGGCTCTGCTGTTGATATGGAGCGGGTCAAGAAAGAGATTAACTTTGAAGCTGCTACAGGAGCGCCGTCAACAGACGCTACAGTGCAAGGTCAACTTACTGGACTGATGGAGCAGTTTGAAGGTAAAAACCCTCCAGCATGGGCTGCAGGTGCTATGAGAGCCGCTGGTGCAGCTATGGCTGCTCGTGGCTTGTCTGCCTCATCTATGGCTGGTCAGGCTGTCGTACAGGCAGCTATGGAAAGCGCTCTGCCTATCGCTATGCAAGATTCACAGACATCTGCTGCGTTTGAGAAGCAGAACCTTAGCAACAAGCAACAGGCTGCTATGTTTGCTGCAGAGAAACGTGCTGAGTTCATGGGTATGGAGTTCACCCAAGAGTTCCAAACTCGTGTAGCTAACGCTTCTAAGATCTCTGACATTGCCAATATGAACTTCACTGCTGAACAGCAGGTAGCCTTAGAGAATGCTCGTATGGCTCAGTCTGTAGACTTGGCTAACCTTGGTGCTAAGAATGCTAAGGTATTGGCAGATGCTGCAGCTATGTCTCAGATGGACTTGGCTAACCTCTCTAATGAGCAGCAAGCTAGAGTTACGAATGCTAAAGCTTTCCTAGACATGGATATGTCTAACCTAGCTAATCAGCAGCAGACTTCTATCTTTAAGACTAAAGCTATGACGGATAGTATCCTGAGTGACTCTTCTGCTGATAATGCTACTAAGCAGTTTAATGCTTCTAGTAAGATGCAGACAGAGCAGTTCATGGCTAACCTCACCTCTACTGTTAGTATGTTTAACAATGAGCAGACTAATGCAATGAGTAAGTTTAATGCAGGTGAAGCAAACGCTATTGAGAAGTTCAACAGTGAGCTTATCAACCAGCGTGAACAGTTTAACACAAACAACTCTCTTGTAATTGAGCAAGCTAACGCTGCTTGGTATCAATCCGTATCTACTCAAAACACAGCAGCAATCAATGATGCTAACAGAGCAGATGCACAAGCAGCTAACAACATGACTAACCTAGCCTTTAATGCTGCTATGCAAGAGACTAGAGATATGATGCAGTATGCTTGGACTTCTGAAGAGAATGATGCTAACAGGGCTGTACAACTAGCCATCGCTAAGCTTAGCTCAGAAGATGCTAAAACGGCTGCAGCAGCAAGTAAAACAGAAGGTATGTGGGGAGCTTTTGGTAGCTTCGCTGCGGCTGTATGGAGAGGATAAGCTAATGGATTTCAATAAATATAAGTACTCTCTAGATATCTTTGACTTGCTTGGTAGTGATGTAGAAGGTGTAACACCTCTTAGCCGTGGTCTGTTCACCCCTAAGAAGGGTGCAGAAGAGCCTGAAGTAAAGAGAGACCCAGCTAGAGAAATGGCACAGCTTACAGTTGCTACTTTTGGTGGTCAAGACAATGCTAGAAAGTACTTTGGTACAAGCCTCCCTGCTACGTCTAATGACTATAGTGACCTAGACCCTTGGAGAGAAGCTGCCCTTAGATCTGCAGAAGAGACTGAGCTTCTAAAGCAGGATAGAGGTATCACACGGTCCCTAGGTCTAGAAGATGTTGAGAGACGCAACCTTACAGGCGACCCTTTTGAGGGTAATCAACTTGTTAAGTATAAAGCCCCTCCTCTGCCTAGTATGCGCCCTGTCGTTGACTTTGAGAGATCTCTTAGCTCTGAGGATATTCCTTATAAAGAAGGTGAAGAAGTTGCAACTACAATTACAGATCCAACTACAGGGAGAGGTTTGATGTCTCCACAAGGTGGTGGTGTATCTGAAACACCTACAGAAAGTAAGGGTATCCTAGACTTCATTGGTTCTGGTGAAGGTACATACACTTCAAGCAATAGAGGTACTATTGGAAAAGATATTATAGGCGCAAATAGAAACACTACTAGAAATGGTAAGTCTTTGACTGAGATGACTATTGGTGAAATCCAAGCCCTACAGACTATTGATGATCCTAATGATCCTAACAGGCTATTTGCAGTGGGTAAGTATCAAGTTATTCCAAGCACAATGGATATTGTTGTGAAGGGTTTAGACCTCTCTTCTGATCAGATTTTTGATACAGCGACACAAGATAGAATTGCTAAGTTCTTAATCAGTGAGAAGAGACCTAAACTAGGGGACTTCTTGTCTGGTGGCGAAACATCCCTAGACCGTGCAATGCTTGAAATGGCTAAAGAGTTTGCATCTATCCCTGTGCCGTATGACGTTAAAAAAGGTAGCAGGACTATTAAAGCGGGTCAGAGCTATTACGCTGAAGAAGGTGGTAACTTAGCTAATCACACTATAGAAGAGACTAGAAACATGCTGTTAGCTGCTAGAAGCTCATAATCTAGTTTCATTATAATCTGTATCTGCTATTATAGCACCAACACGACATTCTAAGAAAGTATAACAATGGTAGATGTATTCTCTCGCCCCATCCCAGGTCAATCCCTCACAGCTACACCAAAGAACGCACCTTGGGAGAGGCCTCCTGAGCTTGTAGAGACAGGTGATGCAGTCAAGTATTACATCAACAAGCTTGCAGATGAAGATGTCATGGATGATCTTGCTGTTACCTTTGAGATGGGTGCTGACCTCAAGACTGTAGTAGAAACACTTATGACTATGGGTTCTATGAAAGGCTTACACACTGTAGAGGTTGGCATGTTGGCTGGACCTATTGTGGCATCCTTTGTTAAGGCTGCTATGTCTACGTATGGTATTGAAGTTAAAGAGACAGCTACAGACCCTAAAGAAGATCGTAAAGATAGAAACATTGCCCGCATGAAACTCTTGATGCAGGAATACCTTAAAACAGACCCTAAGAAAGATGCTGGATCAGAATTGATTGAAGAGCTATCCACAGTAGACGCTACAGACGTATCACAAGATGATACAGAACCACAACAAGAGCAAGAGCCTATGATGGAAGCAGAAGCTGCTCCTACAGGTCTTATGGCTAAGGGAGAAGTATAATGGCTGATTGGCAAGCATTCGCTACAGCATTCTTGGGTGACTCAGCTACGTACATCAACGAGCGTAAAGACAAGGCAGAAGACTACGCAGAGAAACTTGCTGAGCAAGCAGAGCGTAACAAAGGTAAGCTACTGCAGCTTAGACAGGTAGCAGATGCACAGAACTCTTTTGTAGGACAAGCTCGTGATCTACATGCAAGTGATGCACAGATTGAGGCTGCACTAGATGCTGGACCTGAAGGCCTAAAAACGCTTGTAGGTACATTAAATACACTTAGATCTTCTTATGGCTCTAGTTTTAATGCTGACTTGGTTAAAGAAGCTGCTGCACTCCCAGAGGCATTCTCTCCAACGGGTAACATTGACGTATATTCACGTTATGGCCTTGGTAGCCAAACTATGGGCGATATTGAAGCACCTAAAGGTGGATGGTTTGCAAGGGCTATGGGTACAGATGCTAAAGCTCGTGTTAGAGCAGAAGCTGATGCAGAGGCATTTGGCGGTACGGGTATGTCTGTATATGACATGGCAGAGCTTGATAGTGTGACAGGCTACACCAGCAGAAACAGTGGATCTTACTTGCGTTACACTCAACCAAAGATATTCAACCCTGCTAATACTGCTGAAGAACAAACAAATATTATGACAAGGGCAAAGCTTGTTATGGCTATGGATGGGTATACAGCTTTTGATACCGCTATTGCTAATGCAGATACTAAATTCAAAACGCCTGAACAGGTAGCTGCTGAGGTAGCTAACTTAAAAGCTCAACAAAAACAATTCCTTACTGATAACATATACGGGTATATAGACACACAAACAGCTCTATTTGGAGAGTCCTACCTTGAAGCTGTTGGGCCTAGCCTACAGAGTCTTGGTTTAAGCCCTGACAACCTTAGCCCAGTGAGAGGTACTGTTGATGCAGGGAGCTTATCATCAGGTGTAACAGAGAATGAGGATGGTAGCTTAGCGGTTACTTTTAGCACTACCAATGAAGAGGGTGAAGCTACGATAGACTCTTTTACAGTAACTGTTGATGGCTTAGTTAAAGGATCAGATGGTACGGTTCTATCCCCAGAAAAGTCTGCTGAGGCCTTAGATTATTATGGTCTTGTATCTCCTGCTGCACTTGCTGCCGCTGCTGAAGCTGATGTCGATGAAGTAGATGCTGAAGTTATTGAAGACCCTATCATGGCAGCTTACCAAGAGTATGGTCAGTCTAGAAAAGCTGGTGTACCTGTGTCTGCAGAGGATGTCCGTAATCAAATGGGTGATATTGGACAAACCTTAGCTGAAGCCACAGATGTAGCAGTAGATTGGACAGTGGGTGCTGCACAAACAGTAGATAGAGGGTTAGCATACGCAACAAAACCTATATCTAAGTTTACGAATGGTACAGCTATGGTAATGGGTTCCATTATGGATGCAGTAGGTATGCCTGGTGCTGATAAAGCTGCTGATAACCTTTATCAATTTGTAGCTGATAGCGTCAATGGTAGACAGAGTAAGCTAGATAAAGGCTTATTTGCTTCTCTACTTGATAATGAAGGTAATCAAGGAGATCCTGATGTTCCAAGTATTTATGAGTTCTTTAAGAATGTCTTTGATATCGACAAGAAAGACTTTGAGAATAGTCCAGAAGCTGTAGCATCTATTGAACAGTTGGCCGCTGACATTCAGGCTAACAAGCGTCAACGCATTGGCACTGTAGGCTTCCAAGACTTAGGCTTACGAGAGGGTGAAAACATTTCTGAAGATATGCCTGAAACTGCTTCTGATACAAACTTAGATAGAATGGAGCAATCACGCCTAGGACGAGTAGGGGCTGAGTCTGACAGGCTCTCTACAGAGTCTAAGTCTATGCCAGATGGTTACATCCCTGTTCAAATTGGTGCAACAGAGTTAAATCTACCTAGTGTCATTGAAGGCCTTAGTGTTGCTGCAAGAAATGCCTTGGAAAAAGATCTTAAAGCTTGGTCTGAGCGTCCGACTCCTAGAGGGTATCAGCCTACACAGATTGGTGCAACAGAGTTGAACCTTCCTAAAATGCTTGAAGCACTAAAGCCTAAGACACGTACTATGGTTGAAAAAGAGCTACAAGCACTGCCTCAAACACCTGAGCGTAGAGCTAATGCTGCACGAGACCAAAGAGTTTCTAATGAAGTTAATCGCCGTGAGCTTACAGAAGGTGCTACACGTATAGCTGAGATGCTCTCACGCCCCACATCTGAAGTAAGCCAAGAGGAACTAACTAAGTTTATCATGGAAGTACAGGCTAAGTTTGGCGAAGATGCAGTGAAGGCAGAACTACAGCGTGTCATTCGTG